ACTCTTACTATTAGAATTAGAAAAACTAATAGCATCATATCACTAAAGGGAGCTGAGAACTTTGATAGTTTGAGAGGTAGTGGAATAGACTTTTTGGTTCTTGACGAATTTGCTGACATTGACAAGAGGACTTGGTTTGAAGTTTTGAGAGCTAGTGTTGCAGATACAAAAGGCAAAGTGCTTATGTGTGGAACTCCAAGAGGTTATGGAAACTGGTCCTATGAAATGTACCTAAAAGGAAAACATGATGATGAGTGGGAGTCTTTTCAATATACGACTCTACAAGGTGGTATTGTTACAAAAGAAGAGCTTGAACAAGCTAAACAAGATATTGACATAAGGACATTTAGACAAGAATTTGAAGGCACTTTTGAAAACTATGCTGGTCAAGTCTATTACAATTTTCATCCTGTCGAGAGTGTCCAAGATTATAAGCTAGATTTATCAAAACCTTTACATATTGGTATGGATTTTAACGTAGATCCGATGTCTTGTTGTGTAGCTCACATAGAAAAAGATAAGGTTTATTTTGTTGACGAAATAGTAATCTATTCAAGTAATACTGATGAAATGTGCCAAGAAATAAGAGATAGATATGGAAGTAAAGCTAAAATATTTGTCTATCCTGATCCTGCTTGCAAACAAAGAAAAACAAGTGCTGGAGGTAGAACTGATTTGTCTATTCTACAAAACTCTGGCTTCAATGTTAAAGTTAAAAACAAACACACAGCAATTAGAGATCGAGTCAATAATGTAAATTCAAGACTCAAAGATTCAAATGGCGAAAGGCATATTTTCATTGGAAAAAATTTAAAAATATTGTTAAAAGGATTACAAAGACAAATTTATAAGGAAAACACAAACATTCCAGATAAAGAGGAAGGATTCGACCACATGAATGATGCTCTAGGATATTTGATAGACTATATAAAACCTTTGACTATTAAAACTCCTGGTAGTATTCCTCAAAGATGGAATCTAAAAGGAAATTATGGCGTACAGCAAAGACGAGGCACTAGATACTCATAAAGATTATAGAGAGACTATTAATAATTGGGAGTATTTTATTAGAAGTTATAATGGTGGTTATGACTACACAATAGGTCAATACTTAAATAGATATAATCTTGAATTAGATAACGAGTTCAATCAAAGACTTGCTAATACTCCATGCGATAATCATTGTAAAAATATTATTCAAATTTATTCATCATTTCTTTTTAGAGTAAAACCATCAAGAGACTTTGGTTCTATGAGTGAAGAACCTAGTTTAGAATCATTCTTAAAAGACGCTGACCTAGAAGGTAATAGTTTTAACAATGTTATCAAACAAGCTCAAAACTATGCTTCAATCTACGGTCATTGTTTTATGATTTTAGACAAACCAACAATACAAACAAGAACAAGGGCAGACGAACTTAATCAAGATATAAGACCTTATATTTCTATTGTGACTCCAGAAAATGTTTTGGATTGGAATTTTAAAAGAGAAGTAAATGGTAAATATTATTTAGATTATTTAAAAATAAGAGAAGAGGTAGATAAAGATGGAGGAACGTATTTTAGAATTTGGTATCCTGATAGAATAGATACTCTTTATCAAAAAGATCAACAAGACCCTTCCATTATAGATACTGCCGATAATCTGATTGGCAAAATACCAGCAGTTATTTTATACAATGCGAAATCACACAAGAGAGGCATTGGTCAATCAGACCTTACTGATATAGCTGACTTACAAAAATCAATTTACAATGAATATAGTGAAATAGAACAATTAATTAGATTAACGAATCATCCATCATTAGTTAAAACTCCAAGCGTCAATGCAAGTGCTGGAGCTGGTGCTGTAATAGAAATGCCTGACGAAATAGAACCAAACTTAAAACCATATTTACTACAACCATCAGGAGCTAACTTAAATTCAATAATGGATTCAATCCAACACAAAGTAGAAGCAATAAATAGAATTGCACACACAGGAGCTATTAGAACTACTAAACAACAAGTATCAAGTGGAATAGCTTTACAAACCGAGTTCGAATTACTTAATGCTAGACTATCAGAAAAAGCTGACAATTTAGAAATAGCAGAGGAACAAATATTTAGATTATACGCATTATTTCAAAATGTTAATTATGATGGAGAGATTAATTATCCTGATAGTTTTAACATAAGAGATTACGCTACTGACCTTCAATTTTTCTCAATGGCAAAAGCTATGAATTTACAATCTCCAACTTTTAATAAAGAAGTAGATAAAGAAATAGTAAGAGCTGTAATTGATGATGATGAAAAATTAACACAAGCATTTGACGAAATAGATGGTCAAGCTGAAGTAGGTCAATTCACACAAGACGAAGTACAAGAAGAAGATGTTGAAGATGAAGATGTATAATGGCAGACAAAGTAAGACAATTCACAATATATCGAATCAAAAATTTAGATAGGGCAGAGCAAGAATATTATAGAACATTACAAAGAACTTTAGATAAAATAGAAAATGATGTCGTTGCTTTAGCAGGTCGAGAACTACCAACACAAAAAGGAAAACTTATAGAGTTGCAAGCAGCCGTAGCAATTCGACCTAAAATAAGAACTATCTTACAAACAGAGTTTTTAGGATGGGCTGACACAGTTACAAAAAAAGGATTTAATAGACAAGCAAAACGAATCGAGAGAGCTTTTAGAACTATTGGCAATATACCAGAGGAGTTTCTGGTCCTCACAAAAGGAGATTTAGAATTAGTTAAAAATTTAAAACTACAAACATTTACTCAATTCAAAGATATATCAAACACATTTACAAAAAGACTAGCTGACAAGATTTATCAAGATACACTTGTTGGTAGAGAATTTGTAGAATTAGAAAAAGAATTAAGACAAACGATCAATGGAATTTATAGCAAAACAAATGACAAAGAAGCACAAAAGCTAGTTAATTTTGTAAAAAGAAATAAAAATGTTAAGTCAATGCAATCAAGAGTTGACAAAGCAGTCGCAACTTTACAATCAAAGTTTGGAAGAGATAGGGCTGGGGAAAATATGAGAAGATACTCTAGTCAATTATTAAATGATGGATTAAGAGAATTTGATGCCCAAGTTAATGCTAAAAAATCTCTTGATGCTGGTCTTACTCATGTCAAATATTTTGGAGACATAATTCCTGAAACAAGAAGGATTTGTAGAGATGTATTAAGTGGTGTATATAGAAAAAGGAAGAGTAATCTCTTCACTATTGACGAAGTGAGAAAACTATGGACTCAACAATCTTGGAGTGGCAAAAAGCCAGGAGACCCATTGGTTGTTAGAGGTGGTTATAATTGCAGACATCAATGGACTTACGTCAATCCTGATTGGTATGACGCAAATGGACAATTAATAATATAGGAGAAAAAATGTCAGAAGAACAAAAGGTTAATCAACCGCAAAATGATGCACAAGAAGTTGTGGCTAAAGAAACTAAAACTGACGAGGTAAAACAACAAAACACATTTACCCAAGAACAGCTTGATAACATTATCAAACAAAGACTTGAAGCTGAAAAACAAAAGCATCAAAGAATGTTAGATGAACAAAAGAAAAAAGAAGATGAAGCTCTTAAAGAAAAGCAAGTACAAGAAGCTAAAACAAAAGCTGATCTTGAAAATCTAATGAAACAAAGAATAGCTGAAAAAGACCAAGAAATAATGAATTACAAAGAAATGATGAAAAAAGAAAAGATTGATAATTCTTTATTGTCAGAAGCGTCTAAATACAAAGCTATAAATCCATCACAAGTAGTTGAGCTTGTAAAAAGTCAAGTAAGATTAAGTGATGATAATAGAATTGAAATACTTGATAATAATAAAAACATTAGGTATAACTCAAAAGGAGAGCTATTTACTATTGAAGATAAAGTAAAAGAGTTCCTAGATGCTAACCCACATTTCCGTCAAGGGTCTTACGCTGGAGCAGGAAGCCAGTCTAGTATCGAAGGTAAAACTGTAAAACCTTTTAATATTCAGGATTTAGATATGAGCAAGGCAGAAGATCGAAAACGATATGCTGAATATCGTAAAGAGAGAGACTCTGCTCCTGTTAGTATTAATTTAAACAATAAATAATAGAGGACAAAAACAATGGCAAACGAAAGCACAAGTTCTACACTATCGGAACTATACACAGAGATAGTGGCAGAGGCATTGTTCGTAGCAAGTGAGAGATCAATTATGAGACCACTTGTAAGAAACTATGCTGTGACTGGTGGTGGAAAGTCAGTTGAAGTTCCAATTTACTCAGCAGTTTCAGCTGCAGCAGTATCGGAAGCATCTGATTTATCTAACACAGCGATTGACCCTACTTCAAAAACTATTACTTGTTCAGAGCATGGAATAATGACCACGCTAACTGATCTAGGTAGAAACGCAGCACCAAGAAATGTTGCTGCAGATATTGGTAGATTATTTGGAGAAGCAATCGCAAAAAAAATAGACAAAGACTTAACTGCTCTATTCGGTGGTTTTTCAACTACTGTTGGTTCAGCTTCAACTGCAATGTCGGCAAGTTTAATCTTCCAAGCAGTAGCGAAGTTAAGAGCAGCAGGTGTACCTGGAGAAAATTTATCTGCAGTTATCCACCCACAAGTAGCATTTGATTTAAAATCAGGTCTTACAAATACATTTGCTAACCCTAACCCTGGTGTTGGTAATGAAGCATTAAGAACTGGTCTTGTAGGTCAAATAGCTGGAGTGAACATATTTGAAACTTCAAATATGACAGACTCATCTGGTAATGATCCAGGGTCAACTGGGGATTACAAAGGAGCTGTATTCCACTCTGATGCTTTAGGTCTAGCAATGATGCAAGATCTGAAAATCGAAACGCAGAGAGACGCAAGTCTCCGTGCAGACGAGATAGTAGCAACGGCAGTATATGGAGTTGGCGAATTAGATGACTCTAAAGGTTGTGAAGTCGAATCTGACTCATCAATCCAATAATAATTGGATACTTTGTGAGGGTGGGAGACTGCCCTCACATTAAAATTAAATGGAGGAATTATGGACATTAGATTAACGAATGGTAAAAAAATTATTGTAAAACCAAAAAAATACTATGAAGCTAATATAGGATTTTATCAAAGAAATGGTTTTGCTCCTGTCGATGAAGTAAAAAAAGAAATTAAAAAGGCGACAAAAAAAGACATTACTGATAAAGTAGTTAAACAAAAACCAAAGAGAAAAAAAAATGTTAAAAAAGTTAAAAAGAAAGTTTAGAAAGATTCTAAAGTGGATCGTAGGTAGTTATGGCTAATTTTACAGGGGCAGATGTAATTGTTGCAAGTGATGTAACGAAGTATCAACCTGATTGTTTTGAATTTGGAATTGCGTCAGGTTCTACAGAAGCAACTAATTTTTTTGCACAAACTACAAATGACATTTTAAGAGAATTAAGAATTAAATGGTGGCCAGTCTATAAAACAAATGTCTATACTGACATTACAGTTTTAAACACAGAAGAGATGGATAATACCAAAGTCAATCTGGACCAATTTGAACGAGCTGGTGTTTATTTATTTCTTGGAAGATTCTTATTACCAGCGTTGACTAAATTTCGACCAGAGGCAGAAAAAGATAGATTCGAGAGAATGGGAGAATATTATATGTCAGAATATAATAAAGAATTTAGATCAATACTTGAAGATGGTGTTGAGTATGATTCTAAACAAGATGCTTCCATTGGTGTCAATGAGAGAGAACCATTACACGGATTTAGAAGATTGACTAGATAATGCTTAATGTAAGAGTAATATCTAATCAAAAGCATGTCTCAAAAAAAATAGATCAATTCTTTAGACAAATACCAAGAGCTACAGAAAAAGCAGTACAACAAGCTGGGTTTCAATTAATAGCAATAATAAGAAAATTAACTAAACAAGGTGTTGATTTTAGGAGACGTAGATTTGCTCCATACTCGGAACAATATATTAAGAGATTACAAAGAGAAGGCAAAAAAACTAATGTTGATTTAATTTATAGTGGAGAAATGTTAGGTTCATTAACTTCAAAAGTAAGAGGTAAAGGTAAAGCAACTGTTTTTTTTAATAGAGCAAGTACAATGAAAAGAGCTTTATTTAATCAAGTGATGAATAGCCCAACAAGAGAGTTTTTTGGGTTTGACAAAAGGACTGAACAAATTATACAAAAACAATTTAGGAAAACTGTAGAAAAATTAATGAAAAGAGTATGAGTGTAAGAGAAAATATAGCATCAAACGTAGCGTCAACAATAAGTGGTATTTCGAGTCCAACTATTAAAAAGGTTACTAGACAACCATTTGATATTGATGAATTAAGCGATAAACAATACCCAGTTGTAATTGTTCAAACTAGCGAAGAGACAAGAGAAGATATTGAACTAGGAACTGGGGCAAAAACAAGGCAAGGAACTATTGACTTTGTTTTGAGTGGTTTTGTTAAAGGAGCAGAAGTAAATATTGACACAAAGAGAAATCAATTAATCACAGCTATTGAAACTGAGCTAGAAAATGATATTACTAGAAATGGTAATGCACTTGATACACAAGTCATATCTGTGGAAACAGACGAAGGGACTCTATTCCCAGTCGGTGGGATACGGATGACTATTAGGTGTATGTACACATTTGATTCAGGAACACCGTAGGAGAAAACATGGCAAGTAAAGATAAAATAATAGATAAGATAGAAAAAAAAATTGATGCAATAGAAAAATTACACGATAAAGAATCTTTATTGTGTGAGGAAGTAAAAGACCTTTTAAGCGAGATTAGAGAAGATCAAGTTGAAGAGGATGAAGATTGGGATGAAGATGATATTGAAGATGAAGATGATTCCCAAGATGATGAATAATTATTTGACGATAAGTATTAAATATAATAAAAGCTAATTTATAGGAGGAAAAAATGTCGGTACATCATGGAAAAGAAGGAGAAGTTGTTGTTGGAGGTTCAGCAGTTGGCGAACTTACAAACTTCACTTTAGAAACTACAGGAGATGTTGTTGAAAGCACAAAAATGGCAGATGGTGCAAAATCATTTGTAGCTGGTAGAACATCTTTTAGTGGAACTTTAGACATGCACTTTGACGAAGCTGATAGTGTGCAAACACAATTAACTGCTGGTGCTAGTGTTACTTTCAAATTATTACCTGAAGGAAGTCAATCAGGCGATAGAAAATTTGAAGGTGCTGGTATCATTACAGGAATGTCAGTTACTCAACCATTAGATGGAATTGTAGCAAGAAGCGTTACTTTTCAAGGAACTGGTGCATTGACAATAGGAACTGAATAATAATTTATGTCAATTATAGATCGAGTCAAAACGCATTTTGATTCTCTAAAGACTATAACTATTGAAGTTCCAGAGTGGAAGGATGAAGAGGGAAAACCCTCTATATTCTATTCTGAGCCATTAACTCTTGAAGAGAAAAACATAATCTTTAAAAAGTCTAATAATTTTACTGACTTAACCGTACTTGTTGATTTATTGGTAATGAAACTTCAAGTTAAGGATGAGAAGGGTAATCTTAAAAAAGCGTTTAAATTAGAAGATAAATTTGAATTAAGACGTAAAGCTGACTCTAATGTAATCGCTGGTATCTCAAATAAAATACTAGCTGATGCAAATTACGAGGAAGCTGAAAAAAAGTAAATAGCGACCCTAACATTCAATCTATTTTAGTGGTCGCTGATAGACTCAAACTCCCAATACAAAAAGTTTTGGATATGCCTATATCTCATTTTAATCTATGGTTAGCTTACTTGAAAAAAGAACAAGAAGAGTATAAAAACCAAAAGAACATAGCAAAGTATAAGAAGTAAATAAATGGCGAATCAAACACTAAAAATAGATGTAGTAGCACAAGATAAAAGTAAAAGAGCTTTAAACCAAGTTCAAGGAAACTTGCAAAGAGTAAGACAATCTGTATTTAATTTAAGAAATGCTTTTATAGGTCTTGGTGCTGGTGTAGTTGTAAAAGGGTTTGTAGATGCTGGAATACAAATAGAAAATCTAGGTGTTCAATTAAAAGCATTATTTGGGTCAGCTACTAAAGGAAAAGAAGCATTAGAAGCAGTTACTAAATTCGCTGCTACCACACCTTTTGAATTAAGAAATATACAACAAGGTATAACTGCACTTGCAACAGTCGCAGAGAGAGCTGAAAAATCAGGCATTTCTTTTGAAGAGCTTTTAAAAATTACTGGTAATACAGCAACAGTTTTAGGTGGAGATTTTGCTTTAGCATCATTACAAATACAAAGATCATTTAGTGCTGGTATTGGTAGTGCTGAGTTATTTAGAGAACGTGGTGTTAGGGCAATGGCTGGGTTCAAAGAAGGTGTAGCTGTTAACACAGAACAATCAATACAAGGTTTAGCAAAAGCATTTGGGTCAGGTGGAAAGTTTGGTAATTTAACAAACGAATTAGCTCAAACATTGTTTGGTACAGTATCCAATATTAAAGATGCTTTTTTCCAATTCCAAGTATCAGTTGCAGAAGGATTTTTTGGAGCTTTAAAAGAAAATCTTGGAGACTTGAAAAAAACAGTAGAAGAAAATAAAAAATCAATATCAGAGTTTGGTGCAATGATAGGTTCAGGATTAAGTTCTGCTATTAATGCCACTGCTTCTGCTTTTAAATTTTTTAAAGAAAATTTAGATTTGATTGTAAATGCAATAAAGATTTTAATTGCATTTAAGTTAATTAAATTCTTTTTAGATTTAACTATAGCTATAAAAGGCACAACAACTGCGATGTTAGCTTTTAACGCAGCAACAAGAAAAAATTTAATTATTGGTGGAGCTGCAGTTTTATTATCACAACTTGATAAAATTGTAGCAAAATTAAGAGAGTTAGGTTTATTAGATGAAAAAGAGAAACTTCCTAAAAAGCCAGAGCAACCACCTGAAGTTGATGTATTTCCTGCAAAAAAAGAAACTTTGTTTGAAGCAGCAATAAGAAACTTAAAAGATTTTAGAGATCAATTAGAAAAATTAAATAAAGGAGAGATAGAGAAATTTCAAACTAAAATGACTACTATTGGAAGTATTATTGCAAAAGGTTTAAATGCTGGTATTAAAAAAACAAGTGATGCTTTAGCAAGATCAATAATTTTAGGAGAAAATTTAGCAGAGTCATTTAGAAAAATGGCACAAGAATTAGCAGTTAGAGTATTAAGTGCGATAATTGAAATTATAGCAAGAAAAACTGTAGAACTTGCTATTGAAAAATTAATAACAAGAGAAAAAGAAAAACAAAGAAATTTATCTGCAGCATCAGGTAATCCTTTAGCAATACTTTCGTTTTTTGGAGGATTTTCGCAAGGTGGTGCTGTATCTAAAAATAGACCTATTGTTGTTGGAGAGAGAGGACCAGAATTGTTTGTGCCTAATCAAACTGGACAAATAACCCAAAATGCAAGAGGTACAAATGGACAACCTGTAAGCGTTAATTTTAATATCAATGCTATTGACTCTACAGGGTTTGAGGAAGTGTTAATTAATAATCGAGGAACTATTACAGCTATTATAAACAATGCTTTGAATGAACAAGGGAAAGCGAGTCTAGTATAATGAGTGGTGCATTTCCAATATCATCTGCAGCTTTTGAAACACTTGGTATAAAAACTATTCAACCAACAATAATTTCAAAAACTGATAGTGGCAAAAGATTGACAAGACAAATACAAGGTCAAAGATTTGCATTTACTGCTTCAATAATTACAGCTAAACGAAGTGATGTTTATGGAGAACTTATGGCTTTTATAATGAAACAAAGAAGTTCTAAAGAAAATTTTACAATTATCCCTCCTGAGTTAGAAGATGCAAGAGGTGTGGAATCAGGTACATTGTTAGTAAATGGTTCTCACACTTCTGGCGATACAACAATAGCCATTGATGGTTTTGCATCTGATACAGCAAATAGATTACGAGCTGGAGATTTTATTAAATTTAATGGACACACAAAAGTTTATATGGTTGTCTCTGATGTAACAAGTTCATCAAACGCAGCAACAGTAACTATTGAACCACCTTTAGTTTCTAATTTATCTAATAACGAAGTTGTTAGTTATGATAACATTCCATTTACTGTTTATCTAACTAATGATATTCAAGAATTTGGCGTAGTAGGTGCTGATAAAGATGGAAACCTATTATACAAATTTGAATTAGATGTCGAAGAAGCGTTATAAAATAAGATATTATATTAATGTTGATGTATTAGCAGAAGAGATTGTTGATGCTAATGAGATTGATGTAGAAAATTTAAAATTGAATCAAAGGGATTTTCCTAGTAAAAACGCTAAATGGATTATTTATGATGATATGAAAATATCAAGAAAAACAATAGAGGACTATGACGAGATCACTAACGACAGCGATAAAAAATGAACTTGCTACAGGAAACATACAACCTGTTCATTTACTTACTATTGGGTTTTCAACACCTCAAAATTTAACAGATTGTACTTTTGATTTAACATCTTCTGTATCTGGCTCTAGTGTAACTTATAGTTCAAGTTCTTTTTTGTTAGGTGTAAGTGAATTTACAGAAGAGACTGATATTACAAAAGCGTCTATAACAATTCAATTAAGTGGAGCTAATCAAACATTTATTGCTTTAGTTTTGAATGAAAATGTAGTGAATGATAGTGTTACTATTTTTAGAGGTTTTTTAAATAGTAGTAATGCCCTTATTAGCGACCCTTTTTTATTATATAAAGGTCAAATTGATACTTTTGACATTCAAGAAACAGAGAACTCATCTATTGTAGCTTTAGGTGTAGTTTCCCACTGGGCTGATTTTGAAAAACAAAATGGCAGAAAAACAAATAATACTTCTCAACAAAGATTTTTTGCAAATGATGTAGGCATGGATTTTTCAAGTCAAACTGTGCAAGATATTAAGTGGGGTAGAACATAATGGGTTTAAAAAAATTTTTTAAAAGTGTTACTAAAATATTTAAACCAATTATAAAGATAGTAAGTAAAGCTATATCTTGGCTTATTCCTAAACCACCAGAATTACCAGATTTTGGAACAAGTGAATTTGACGATTTTGAAAAAGGTATTTTAGTAAATAAACAAAGTAATGATGCTTCAATTCCTGTAATTTATGGCACAAGACTTGTTGGAGGCACTCGGGTTTTTCTGCAAACCAGTGGTACAGATAATAATTTTTTATACATAGCTCTTGTATTATGTGAAGGCGAAATCAATGGAATAACAGAAATAAGAGTTGACGATAAAGTAGTTACTTTTGATGGAAGCATGGCTGATAATACTCAAAGGAGTGTTGCTAGCAGTGACTCTAATTTTTATAAAGATGGAGTGAGTTACATTACGATTGAACCTCATTTTGGAAGTGATAGTCAAACTGCATCAAGTTTGTTATCAACACTTTCTAATTGGGGAACAAATCATAGGTTACGAGGTGTTTGTTATTTAGCTTTACGTTTCAAATGGAATCAAGATATTTTTGGTTCAATACCTAAAGTTCAAGCTATTGTTCAAGGTAGAAAAATATCTACTTTTGATAATAGCTCTAATGAGACTTTAAATCAATTTAGTTCAAATCCTGCTTTTTGTTTGTTAGATTATTTAAGAAATGAAAGATTTGGAAAAGGTTTAGCACTAACTGATATTGATATACCAAGTTTTTTTCAAGCATCACAAGTATGTGAAACACAAGTAACACCTTTTTCTGGTAGTTCTCAAATAAACTTGTTTGATTGTAACGCTGTTCTTGATACCTCAAAAAAAGTAATAAATAATGTAAGAGACTTAATAAAAGGTATGAGAGGATTTATGCCTTATGTTGAAGGTAAATATAAATTAATTATAGAAACAACAGGTACGGCTTCTATTACTTTAAATGAAGATGATATTGTTGGTGGATACACTTTATCAAGTCCAAGTAAAAGCGATAAATATAATAGAGTGATTGTTTCATATATTAATCCTGATCGTCAGTTCCAAGTTGACGAGACTCAATTTCCACCAATAGATGATAGTTCTTTACCTAGTGCTGATCAACATAATACAATGAAAACTGCTGATGGTGGATTTCTATTAGAAGGACGGTTTGATTTTAAAACATTGACCAACACCTATCAGGCGACAGAGATGGCAGAGATTATTCTCCGTAGAAGTCGAGAACAATTATCTTTAGATATTAATGTTGGGTTTGACGCTTATGATCTTGCTATTGCTGATATTGTAAATATCACTCATTCATCTTTAGGTTTTACAAATAAACCATTTAGAGTCATGGGTATTACTTTTAATAGTGATTATACAATACAATTAAGTTTAGTGGAACATCAAGACTCTCATTATACTTTTGCAACGCAAACACAAGCTCCAACTGTACCATCTACATCATTACCCAATCCTTTTGTAATTCAACCACCAGCTGGGATAACTTTAAGTGATGAAATGATTGAATATGCTGATGGAGTCGTGATTACAAGATTAAATATAGTTATTACTCAATCCCCTGATTCTTTTGTTCAATACTATCAAGTCGAAGCAAAAAAAACATCAGAAGCAAATTTTAAAATTATTTCTAGTGGTACTGAATTAAGACATGAATTTTTAAACGTAATTGATGGAGAAAATTACACAGTCCGTGCTAAATCAATCAATGCTCTAGGAGTTTCAAGTTCTTTTGTAAGTGCAACTCACACAGTTGTTGGTGCAACTGATACACCACAAGATATAACAGATCTATCTGTATCAATGGTAGGTTCAAATCAAATGGAACTGTCCTGGACCCCCGTTTCTGATCTGGACATAAGTTTTTATGAAGTAAGATTTCAAAATGTAACAACTGGTGCAACTTGGAATGAAAGTAGTCCTCTAGCAAAGGTAGTTAGAAGGAAGTCTAACTCTCTTGTTGTCAACGCAGCCACAGGTTCGTTTTGTATTAAAGCAGTAGATAAATTAGGAAATAGTAGTGCTAATGCTTCTATTGTAGCAACAAACATATCAGGGTTGCAAAACTTCCAAAATGTTTTAACTTTTAGTGAATAATGGCAGATTTTTTAGGAACAACAGATGCGAATGTGGCAGTAACTACTGATAGTCAAGGTAGAAAAGTATTAGTATTAGACACTATTACTAAATTTGATGATACTAATGGAAATTTTGAGTCTCCAGAGGGTAATTTTGATCTTGGAGGAACTGACCAAACATCAAACCCTACTAATTTTAATTCTAATGTTCAATCCTCTGGTTTTTATGACTTTGCAAATACATTATCTTTAGATGCAATCTATGACACTAATTTAGGTGCGATTGTGGGGATGAGTGCTGAAGATGAATATGATTTATTTGATTCTGGTAGAGGTGCAACATTATTTGAAGATGCTAAAGCTCCTTTTGATGGTTCTCCAGAAATACAATGTGGTGCAGAAATACAAGTGGGTTTTGATGATACAAGTTTAACAAATATCACTACTTTCCAAAAAATAGCTCAACAAAGTACAATTAAAGGGAGATTTTTTAAGTTTAAATGTAAAATTACAAGTGATGACAATAAAGTAAGAGCCAAAGTTCATACGTTACAATTCACAGTAAATATGGAGAAAAGAACAGAGGCAGGTCAAGACGTTGTATCAAGTGCCTCTGGAACAACAATTACATTTACAAATTCTTTTTATGCGACTCCAAGTATCGGTATCGCAGCACAAGGATTACAAACTGGAGATTATTACCAATTAACAAGTAAATCAAAAACTGGCTTTACAATTCAATTTTATAATAGTAGTAATGTAGGAATAAGTCGGACATTTGATTATCAAGTTGTTGGACATGGCTTGAAATCTTAAACAAAATGTCATAAAAGGAAATTATGAGTCAAGTATCACAAATAACTTTGGACAACGTCAGTTTTGCTACGTTTAGATCAAATTTGAATAGTACCTTAAATGCTTTAAATTCAATGCACATTGGAACTTCTGCTCCAGGTACAGTGGCACAAGGTACAATTTGGATTGATTCAGGAACGTCAGGAAAACTAAAAGTAAAAATAAATGACGGATCTGACAATGTAGAATTATTTGAAATTGACATATCTTCAAATGCAGTATCTAGTAATATGTCAGTTACAGGAACAATATCAGAAACAGACCCTAACGCTTTACCACTAGCTTTAGCATTAGGATAAGGAGAATAAATGGCAAATACTTTTAAACAAATAAATTTCGCAGCTGAACCTGCTTCAGCTGGTACACCCTATGTTATGTATACAGTCGCATCATCAACAACAACAGTAATCATTGGTTTAATGCTTACAAATATTCACACAACATCTGTAACAACAGAAGTTGAGTTAG